TAAAATGATTGCTCCTGCATTTCCGATACTATCCCCTAAACTACCAATAAATTTGTCAAAATGTGCACTTGCGTCTGTAGTACGATTCCCAAATATATCGTACATGTAATTGATTGCTTCAACTCCAGTTTTCTTTAAACTTTTCCATAAATCAGTCATTAATATCATGTATGGTTTCAGACTCTCATACATTTTTGGCCCTAGTTCTTTCCATGCTGGGAGAAATTCACCAATTAGTGATTTACCCCCTTGTAAATATACGTATATGTCATTAAAAATTCCGTATAGAACTAAGGCAATAGCAACAAATCCGCCTAAGAATACAGCATATTTCCCCAGAGTACCAAGTACTCCTAAATTACTTTTAGCAATTGCCAATCCAAAAGTTGCTAATATGGTATTGACAAATAGTCCTGCTTTACCAATAGCAAACAATCCAAGCGTAATCGGGCCTAGTAACGCAAGTAAACCACCGAAGATTAGAAGTGTTTTCCTCACTGAGGGAGTTAAAAGCTCTGTAAATTTATACGTTAAGTCAATTAACCAATCCATAAATTTTCTAAAAGCAGGAAATAAGTCTTTACCAAATAATACCAATATATCACTTAAAGCAGTTCTCCACTGTTTGATACCTGTTGAATTAGATGCTACTACTTTTGCAGCTCCTTTATATCTTTTTTCCAATTCTGATAATATTAAATCTTGAGCTTCTGCTTGTTTTCCCATTTTCCACATATTTTCAATTAATTTTAATTGACTTTCAGAAAATTGGATACCCGTTCTTCTTAGTGCTGTTAATCCTTGGATAGGGTCATTCATTGCTTTTCCTACTTGTAAGGCAATTTCTGCAATATTATTCATAGCTGGGTCTAAATAAGCGGAAATATCCGTAATGACTTTTTGTGCTCGTGTAAATTGATCTCCTGCAATATTTTGAAATGTTAATAATCTGCTTGTTATATGTCGAATTACTTCATCGTCCTCTAAGATAGTTTCTCGTTGAATATTATATGCTTCATTTAATAATTCTTGTAAAGATTTTTTTGCTGCATTACCTGTACTCTTCAATGTCCGTTCAACCTGCATTGCAGCGGTATTTTCAATTGAATAAAGTTTTACTGCCGTTCCAGCAAGTGCTAATAAAGGAGCTGAAAAAAAAGTAGCAGCTTTTTTTGCAAGCCCTTCCATACTCTGCATAATGTTGGAAGTCGCGTCCTGCACAGCATTATAAGATGATTTGTCAAGTTTAAATCCTATCAAATTAATTAATTCTGCTACGTTCATAGATCTATTCCTGGCATATTAGACTGTAAATTTACTAATCCTAACTCTGTAGGGTTTCCCCCTATTTGACAGACAATATAAATCAGAGCTTTTTCTATTTTAATAATTCTATTGTTCGATTGACAATTAACAATATGATCTTGTAAATTTTTAGAAGGATTCTCAATATGGTATTGCTTCTCGTGATTATGTATCACTTCGGTAACAACCTCTTTTATGATCTTTCTACTGTTAAGGGTATGAATAAATGAGGTGAGTAAAGAGCTGATTATCCCGCCTACTAATAAGGTGGTAATAGTATCCATTGTCATTTATCAACCTCCATTTGTAGTTTTGTCATTTCATCCTTAAAATCAATCACTTCATTGTACTGCAAAATTTCATCTAATGTCAATTTATCCACACTGTCAAAGCTCTCATTTATACCGAAGATTACTATTCTCCAGAATAACCAATTCTCTAAAATATCTTCACTCATATTTTGTATGAGTAAAGATATTTTTTCTTGCTTACTGTCTATTTTTGCGCGGTATTCGTTGCTATTTTCAATAGTAGATCGAACCCGCTTCCTCCGAAAAAACCTGAAAAATTAGACTCCAGAACAAATTGTAAAACCTGCCACAATACACCAATATTAGCTTGAAAGACTAAATCAAAAATTTCAGGTTTACTAACTTCTTGATTGTTAACACGAGTACCTTTTAATAATCTAAAAATCAAATCCAGGAATCTTTTTTCATCCATAGATGCAATTAATTGATCAACAATAGTTTTAAAAAAATCAGGAGACAATTCCAAATTTTTTAAAATTTCATCACGTAATTTTTCTTTGTCAAGTGGTTCACTTTCAGAAACTTTAATCGTTTTTGCGTCAAATTTACTTGATACACCCCCAAGTGCTTTAAAAAATGGAGCAATTATCCTACCCAACTGCAAAGCGATAGAGATACTTTCTCTACCTAAAAACAAAGTTGAGTCAATATTAATTGATATATCCTCTCCTTCTTTACTCTTAATAGTAAGTTCTTTTTTAGCAGTTTTAAACTCAATCATATTCTCCTCCTAAGAAAATATTTAAATGTCAATTAACCTAAGAAAATATTTAAATGTCAATTAACCCATAAAACTTATCGAAGAGCCGATAAATATTTCTAACACTGCACAATCAAAAACCCATTCTCTATTTGTATGTTCCTTTGCGTATGGTGAAGCTGGGGGTTTCTTTACCCAGGCATAACCTGTACTCATAAGTGAAGTGCTAAGAATATCCTTGACTGTAACCGGTACTATTCCATCACCTGTTGTTTCATCCATTATCATTATTGATGACAGAAAACTATTTGATGGACTGGATTGACTCAGGGTAACCGTTATTGTACCAGACTTATCATTCTGCTTTACTCGTGTAGTTTTTCCATCAGCTCCTGTTACTTTTGTAAAGGTATCCGAACTTCTTTCAATAGTTACAAATGTTCCATCAGCATAATCCTCTAAATTAATGCCTGCTACATTGACAACCACTTTTGCCGGATCATACGTATACATAATTATTTCTCCTATTTAAATTTTTATTTATTTTTATATTTAATAATTCTATCCAATATTTACTATCTCTTATTCATAAGAAATCGTTCCCGCAATTTCAACATTATGAATTGCTCCGGCAAGCCAACCCTTAAATTTTGCATTTGTTAATTTACGAGCTGCTTTATCGATAGCAGATACATTTGCTGCTTTTGGAAATGTAGTAGAATAACCACCTGTTTGTACTCCTGTTGTTTTATCGTAAGACATAGGGGATAATCCTCCACTATCAATTCCCATTTGTAATATTTGTCGTGTTGCATTTTCATGGGCGGTGATACCTGCATCCGTAAATGGATTTTTTGGTGCATTGGCAAGTACTTTAAAATTATTTTCTGTCAATCTTGCTTTCAGCCAATCTGCAAATACTATAATGTCAAGATATTCTCCTGTGCCATTCCAAGAAAAAAGAAGTGCATTACGCTCTGCAATTTCCTCATATGTTGAACAAAATTTATCATGAGCGTTTTTACTTTGCGTAGCATTAAGTTTATTAGTGCTACAACCGGCAATTGTTTTAATAGCTCCTGTATAACTACCTGGTTGTAAAGATAACAAATATCCAAGTAAACCAGCATCTAAACATTCCGTATCTGCTTCTGCATGATAAATTACCGTAGATCTATCATATGCAGAATGGGAAATTTCATGTGCAATACTTGTTGTATCTGCACCCACTGTCTGACCAATAATATTTGCTTCGTCACTTGTACAGACAAAATACCGCGCGTTTGCTTGTACCCATTTTGCAACCGACTTTTGATCTGCCACTGTTCGCACAGCGCAAAGTACTCCATAAAAATCACCAGATTCTAATAGTATTGCATTTAGCGCATCCTCATATGCCGTGTCCCCAACTAATTTTTTACCAATTGCAATTTGATTGACATGCGGAGTTTGTTCAAAAATAGCTGAAGCCATTAAATACTCCATTGCTGCGGTTCCACCTGTCAAGTCTGCCGCAATTGCAGCAGGACTATCATCATCATAATATTTAATACGATCTGAAAAAGTTGCATTTGCTCCAACAATAAGTATGGTTCCAAATCCTTTTTGTCCTATTGGTTTTGTCAACCTGTCAATTGTAACAGTAATAATTGAATTTAAATCACTCATAAAAACTCCTTTAAGTTTTATCTATTGTAAATATAGGTATTGTCATTAAATTTCCATTTTCCTTGACTAATTGACCAGATAGTTCCATATGTTCAATTAATCCTACTTCTACTTCCACCATATCATATGCAAATGTAAAGGTAACATCCATCGACCAGCGTTCTTCAACAAATTGATCATTAAATCCTGAGATATTCATTGGATCTGTACTATTAAGTATTGACAATCCGGTATCATCCCTTAAATCGTCAATAATATCTGGAACAAAGGATACCATTTCCAACAAAGTACAAACTGCACACGAATTTTCTCCTGATGCAATAACGCGCAATACAAGATTTGATTCATGCACAATATTTGAAAATCCATCTACATCCGGCTCCATTTGTATTGGTGAACCAACAGAAGGGAGTGATAAAATATCCAATTCTATTCTTGGTAAAGCGACTTTATTTTGATTATCTCTTGCCCATTGAATATTAAATGTCAATTCTTGATAAGCACACAATGTATCAAAAAAATCATACAACCCATCTTTTATTTTATTTATATCAATCATCTCGATCTAATTTCCTGTATTAGATATACATTGTGATTTATCAAATTATTACTCCACTTTACCTTTGAGACTACTTCATAATTCAAACTATTATAAATGACTATGTCAGAATTTACATTATCATCTATTGTCAATAAAGTATCAAAAGTAAATACTGTATATATTCCCCCTCTCAATCTTCTTGTTTCTGAAAGTGTTGACAATTGCGCTGGAGAAGAAGGTTGTATAGTTCCATTAATTGGAAATGAAGTTTGCGCTCCTGGAACCGTAATTTGTCCCTTTACGATTGTAGGTGCCGCCTGATGCAAACAGTTTATTGTATAACCAAGTAAACTCATTTGACAACCTCCACATGAGTAACGGAATTTAGCATTTGCGCGGAGTCAATTAATGGATGGGCAGTTGTACCTATCAACGGATTTGCTTCTTTCTTTGCAGAACTCGTCCTCCTCAATAATGCTGCATTCTTTTTTCGTATAGTACTTGGAGCATTTGGAGGACTCGTCACTTCTCTTATAGTACTTCTTACTTTTGCCGAGAGCCACTCCCCCATAATAGCAAGAGCATGTTCAACAGATATTTCACCTGCTATAACTTTTAAATAAACCTGATCTCTTACTTTTTTAAGCCCTTCAAGATGTTTATAATAAGCAAGGGACATAAAAGGTCTCGCAGGGATTGTGTCAGTACCGTACTCATTCCAAAAGGCAATTAGTGCAACCTCACTCATGCTTGACAAAGGCTCCTTATCTGTCTGTTTGCTTGGTTTACCAGGAGGTGATTCTTTTGGAAAACCTACTTTTGTAAAGCTTGTATCCAATACTTTTAAATTTTTTAGGATTAGAGCCATTCCTCTATCCTGGTAGTAAACATGATTATATCCCTTTACTTTTTGCATATGAGTTTAACCGAACCTTGTCGCTGGGGGAATTATAGCAGTTTCTAAAAGGGAATTTAATTCAACTCCATAACTCGTTTGTTGTAAATCAGGGAGCATTGAACCAAAGTTATTCCCTAACAATGAACCAAAGGAAATTGACAATTGTCCTTCGGAAACTGACTTTATACCTCCCACTCCTCCCATATTATTTGTACTCGCTGATTGTTTACCCAAGGCTAACCAATGCATAACAAGAAGAGACACTGCATACTCATATGTTGCAGTGGTATCAAAACTATCAGGCAATAATCGGGTTTTTGATAATTCTATAAGTTGATCGATTTTTGGATCTGTTATATCGAAACCGGATCTTGCCTGAATATTAGTTTTGATTGACATATTATTTATTTTCCTCATCAACAGGAGTCAAGAATTCTATTTGCGCATCAATTGCCTTTTGTATACCTTTTCTTTTGTCTGATTCTTTTAGTTTTGATAAAACTCTAATGTCAAGTATCCCATCACTGCCAGAATCCCCTACTATCGCCTTGATTGCAAGTTTTGTATCCATATTGCAAATTTCTAAAACCGCATTATCAAATGTTTCCTCTTCTGTTTTTGGAAGTACATCTTCTGAGTTCTCGAAAGCCAACTTAACACCGGAGGATTCTATAATCCAATTACCTAATTTTAATTGATCTTGTACAAATACAATCCCTTTTAGTTTCTCAATTTCATCATCAGGAATTATATTCTTTCCAGGTGTTATAACACGATTGCCTATTGGTGATAAGTAGGCGTTTTTGTTAAATAAAATACCCATTCGTAAACCTCCTAAAAATAATGTTAAAAGCGGTAATAGGTATACCGCTCTTGTTTATGCTTTTGTTTACAGTTGCTCTAATATAATCATTGACAATGGATAATAAAATGCTATTCCTCCGATACGAGCATGGGTATTAATTACATACTCCATATTACGCTCTTGTGGTGGAAACTGCTCAAAAGGTTGCGGTATGTAAAGTTCCAGTTTCATTGGATCTCTACGATACGCAATCAAGCAGTTTGTTGCACTTGCTGCACCGCTTGGTTTTGGATTCACTTGGTTAACTTCATTACAATCAAGAAAGGTCACTGTTGGATTTGTTCTTTGTACAAATTCCAAAATTGTTGTATCACTTGTCGCTGATCTTGGTGTACTTGCTATATGAGCATAGCAATCCACTGGAAGAATGACTGTATTGACAATCTCAATTTTCTTTGTCAATAACTTTGGCCTATTAATTGCATATGTAATATCCGCAATTATCAAGTCTGTTGATTTTGGGCCGGTTAACCATGCACCTGTAGGAGCATTGGTTTTTGTAGTATTCGGATTGTAAAGAAAGCCATATAATCCACCATATGCTGCTCCACCATTTGCAAACCAAGCAATATCATTGACGGCTTGCATATATGCTAACATAGCAGCATCCGCTTTTAGGGTTTTTAAGGGTTTATTCTGGAAAATTGCCGCACGTACATCCTGGATAGAATATCCATAAGCACCGCGTATTGATTTTACTGTTGCAGTAAATTCCTTTGCAAATACATCCGATCTTGGAGCATCGTCTGAGTAACTTGACATTAGCTTCATTACACCCACACTATCGTAAGAGCGGTATGTAATCGCTTCTGCACCTGCTCCCGCACTGCTATCCACTGGGAAAAGGTATTGCCAAATGTATTCTGGATATTGTTTATTGTAAACTTGTGCCTTTACAAATTCTAACTCCCTAAGAAAAAACACTGTCTCGTTTGCATCCAAATTGACAAACTGTTGTTGTCTGATCATATTCTTACTCCTTGATATAAATTTAATTTTAATTATTAGCTATAGTTTTTATTTAATTATTTAATTATTTATTTACTTTTAGGGATTATTAATATCTAATTTGGCTAATCCCGCTCCTGTAGTTGCAGAGCGAAATTTTCCACCTGTTACCAAATTCAGAGTTGACACATTCGTAAATTTACCGATAGCTCCTATAAGGTCAACATAAGCAGTATCATCTGCTGCTACTGCAACAGAAGTTTCAACAATAAATTCTCCCTTTTTGCCAATAGTCATAAAATCATTTGCATAATAAGTTCCGCCGACCTTATGTTCGTGTAAAGCAACTCCTCTAAATAGATCATCAGTAATTGCAGTTGCTGGAGTTATCACGCCCTGCTTTGAACCTGCCGTTACCGCCCAATCACTGGCAGAAATAGCAAGTCCCTGAGTCTCCACAGTTATCACATGAGCACTTGTCAATACTGCACTTGACACGCCGGTGAGTAAAGCAATTGCTGCAACGATAAGCCCCATTGTAACCGCTTCACTTGTCAAATATGTAACAGGAGCAATTGCATAACCTCTTATTTTCCCATTTATCACATTTGAAGCTTCCAAAGCATCCCCTGAAAATGTCAAGGTAAGCACATCATTTTTAGGTAAATACCCGCTGTCAACATTTCCTGCATCCCCCGCTACTGCTCTTCCAAAAGGTACTGTCTCACGAGCACATAGACTAATTTTCTCCGTGTATATTGCATTTGAAATCATTCCTGCATAAAATTCTGCCTGTTTAAAATCATACGTTAATTGCATATTTATTTCCTTTGTAAATTATTTATTTATTTATTTGTTTGTTTTTTTTAATTTATTAGCTATCAAGTCAATTAATTATTTGCCTGTTCGTGGATTTACTTGCCAGGCGCTGCTTAAACTCTGTGCATATTGTTCACGACTTTTTGCAGAGTCAACTATATTTTGATTTACTTGTTTTCTTGAAGTTTTAGTAAGCAGATCAATTTGATCTTTAATAGAAGTATCTCCAAGTTGACTTTCAAGAGAATCAACTAAAGCGCTTACATAAGCTTCATCTTTCCCAGTAATATCAAGGGAAGGATATTTCGCTTTAATCATTCTTGATTTTAATACAACATTATCCACTTTTGGCATATCTGTCAATTCTGTTGCGTCAAGCACCAAAGATGCAAGTTTTTCCAGACGTGTTCTTTCGATAACCGATTGTTTTATCAGATTAGGAACATTTGCCTTATAAGTATCAAAAGCGCTTTGTACTTCTTGTAAACTTTTAGTTGCTTTATCAAAACTATCTTTTTGAACAGTATATTGTTGCTCAATTTGGGATAATTTCTTGGCTAAGGTATCTACATGATTTATCACCTCTTGTGAAGCTTCATAATCAATACCATTTAACATAAACTTTGGTAACATAGTTACTCCTTTATTTGAATTTGAAATATTATTATTTGTAAAACTATCTCCTTTTACACTATCCATTGTCAACGAAAGCGTATTTCCTCCTCTTGCTTTGGTGCATAATGCCAAGTGGTTGTATACGCGATTTCGTTGTATTGCATCATACGATTGACCATTAAAAGTACCAGATTCTAATATTAAAGTAGTCTTATACCCTGGAGAAAGTTGGCGTTTACCGTTCTTAACATCTTGAATTGCTTTTGCATCCATAATTACTAAACTTGACATAAGACGATTTTCATCTTTGTAAACTTTTTCTCCTGTTGAACCAACCGAATGTCTTTTTACATTTTCGGTATCAAGTAAATTATTTGGATGTTCATTTGTAAATGGTTTTAACTCCAATGATTTCATAGACTTAGTATCAAATAATGTCTCTTCATCAACTAAATCTCTTCGTATAGTTCCATCAGGTAAAGTATATTGATATATTCCTACTTTTGCAACGGGAGCAACAAATTTCATGAAACCTTCCGGAGTGGTTTCAAACTCCCCTTTTATGTTAATTGGCACAAAGTCAACTTGATCTATGTCAACCTGAATTGCTCCCAACTTGTCATAAAGGATTGCTTCTTGCATTGCATCATTAGATTGCGAAGGCGCTTCGACTTTAATAGGAGAATATTTATTTTTTTTCAACCAAGAATTGACCTCTTCGCTGGAAAACTTTTTTTTGTTGAATCTTATCGCTTGTACTTCTGTTTTTCCCTCTTCTGTGATACCCCATATCACATCGATACCCTGCCCGAATTTATTATTTTCGCGCTTAATATCTTTATACTTCCCAGGTTCATTTATTCTTGCTGCAAACTCATTCGGGTATGGCATTTCAAAAATCCTTTACAAAAAACGAAAAGCCCAAATAGTTCTAATAAAAGATTTATCATTAATTTACCAACAGTACAAAGGTATCACCTGTATACACCATTGATTAAATAACAAAAATCTAATATTAAAACTACTTGGGCTTTTCAGTACACTCTTTTCAGAGACTTGATAGCATTCCAATTCGTTTCAGATATAAATATATACTAATTTTTGAAAAAAGTCAATACTTAATTTCATTTGAATCATTTTTATTATAATTTTTTGTTACTGTTGTGGAAAAACTACCGATATTCCCATCAATACAATTAAATTCAATAATAATAGTTCCCTTAAATTTCTTACCTTGTATCTCTTGATCAAGATAACTCCTGATTGTATCTCTTAGAAAAACAAAAGTCTTTGATATATCAATCTCTTCTTTACACATGCTATTGCTCCAAAATAGTATTAAAGACTGGTTCCCCATTACATCGACATTGATAATCTTCCCCTGGTTCACCTATAAATCCATTAATTGACGAACGAGATTTCCATTTCCCTTCCATTGCTTCTTCTACCGAATCAGCGTATATGGTAGGATCTTCCCAACTGCAAACTTTACCATTTAGTGGTTCATGTGTACCTCTTACTCGTTCATCATCAGAAGTCCGCCAAATATAAAGAGTGATACCAATATCCTTTTGTCTCATTCTGTTTAATTGACCATTGAGTTTCCCTACTTGATCGCGCGCTATCAATTCGGCTCTTGTCTTGACAGAATTAAAATATCCCGCTTTTAGTTCAGTACCTGTCAATATTTCCTTTTTTATAGTCTCAACCCTTTTCCCCTGTTTAATATCTCTTTGTATAAGAGTGAATAATTCCTTTTCTGTCTTTACTGATAAATCCTTTACCAGAGATACTCCCTCTTTCAGAAAAGAAGTCATCATTGATTTAAGCCAAGGTTCATAATTCCTCATGTCAATATTGAACATTTGTTTTATTACTCTTTGTAATTCCTCACTATTTTGTTTATTTACACTTGCTCCTATTAGCTGAATTGTTGCTCTTGTTTTGTTAATATCCATATCTCTGGAAAGAGATAAATTAAACGCTGTCATTAGTTGTTCAAGTTGGTCGTCCCAAGAGTCTTTTTTAACTGTTAAACCCTCTGCCTGTGCAGATAAAGATATCTGTTCGATGTATGGTAGTATCATTCGCTCAAAATGTTCTCGAATATTATCTACTATACCTCCAACAAGTAAAGTATACTGCTCTTCAAATAATTTTACACTTTTTATCTTTGGAACACGAGGAATTCTTTTTATTTTATTTGGTAAATTAAGCATTAATCTCCTCCAAGCAATATCCTACTAAATTCTGTTACATGTACCCTAAAAAGAATGGTACTACTATCTCTTTTGTAAAATGTCACTATTCCGGTATCTTTATCAACGAGAAATTTTCCATTAACCATAGCTAAAATCAATTCTAATATTACTTGTATAGGGATACCGTCCACAAGTTTATTTAATAACGAATTTGAGATAATAGTTGCATTAGCATCATTATCATTAAGCGTTACCGGATCTCCGCTTCCTCCTCCAGTAAGCTCTCTTGCTTTAATATCTTTTTTGTCAAGCGCTCCTATACAATTGAGAGCATTTTCATTTTCTGAAATTAATTTAATAGTATCCCCATCAACGGATTTTATCTGAACTGCTTCTTTATTCCCCATATAATTTTCGAGCAATACTACATTTCCTGTGTACGAATCCAGATATACGCATGCTTCATCCATAGACGTACAATAAATTGCATTACTATTATTACTGCTAACAAGTATAGAAGGTTGATTTACTCCTGATAGTTCAAGAGCGGAATTATTGCTGTAGACTGAAATACCATTTCCATCTACACCATCACCATTTATACGTATTCCCTCTGCTCCGTCAATATCGATTGCAGGTACTGCTCCTGTACCTGTTGATTTTATACTTAATGCAGTTCCTGTTGTCAACATACTTACCGACTTTACTTTTAAATCTTCGGTATGTGCGCTCAAATCATAGTCAAGATTAAAACAATGCATGGCATTTGTGTTACCATATGTCTCAATTAAAATTATTTCATGTACTGCACTTGCATTCATAATAGTTACTGCAATTTGTCTTGCAGATAGTTCACCAGCAGTCAATACCAAAGAATAAAAAGATCCTACTATTGTAGGTAAATTAGCAGTATTAACTATCCCTCCGCCATCTTTACTTATCTTTAATTCACCTATTGTAAATACTATTGATGGGATTAAAATTTTAGAATTACTTGCATCAAACAGACAGAATTGTACAGTAGCTGATTCATTATATTTTCTTTGTACTAATAACATATATATATTATTCCTCCTCACTTATTTCTTCGGTAGATATAAGATCAATCTCAAAAGAATACTCTTCCCCTCCAAATCTATTTTCCCTTATAGTATCTTCTGTCAATACATTCATGTCCCAATATGCTCTGTCAATTCGTGATTGTTTTTCCCTTGCATCTAAAGTCTCATTTAATGTTGGAGTAGCTATTGGATTAAACTCCAATTCCCAACCGTTTATTAATTGTCCTTTAGTGACTCCTTCTTTACTTAACATAATAAGAGAGCATAAATATTCTAAAGGTTCCCTCATTTCATCTTCTTGTCTTGCTGCGAGTGCTTCATAATAATTTATCATTTGTTGATTGTCCGAACCGGACGAATTAAGCCCTTTTGCAGAGTCACCAAATAAAATAGATACCGGTATGTCAACCACACCTGCAAAGGATATTTCTAATTTTGTCATTATATCGGATAATCCATTAACAGTTGCAGTTAGCCTGTCGTAACTTTCTTTATCATCAATCATAACGGTATTCAAAATGTGCCTGGCCATATCAAACAAATTCATTTCATCTTGAACAAGTTGTTTTCGTCCAGAAGCAACAATTGCTCGCATATTTGGTTTTTTCCACACACCAATTATAAATTCCTCAATTATTCTCTCTAAATTTGAGTAACCTTCTGATACTCCTCTTAATCGATCATAGATACTTGTCAAGCGGGAATCCCCCCAACCATTATTATTTGATCGCACATCACTTGTAATTTCCTCCCCATCAAAAACTAAACACCTTGACTCATGCACTGAGAATGGGGAACCTCCTATCATTGGAGAAATTCTGTATATTTCTGGCATTCCTGCTTTATCAATACTATCGTTTACATCATAAGTTTTTTCCGGCGTTACCTCCTCTTTCTCGTACACTTTCAGTAAATTTACTTTTCGGATATTGTTCATATTGAGAGGTTTCATAAAAGGATTCTTATCCGCGAATACCCCTTGCTCTGGGATAGTACTACCGATAGAATCATCTATTACCATTACTATAACACCACCTCCGAAAACATCTTGCCAGCGTAAACATTCACTTATTGCGCTCTTTGCTTTTAATCTCCTTAATTCCTTTAATATCAGATTTTCCTCATCCCCTTCAATGTAAATCCAATTTTTAATCATTGATTTAATAGGGGAATTAATTACTTTCCTTGTCAATCCATCTAATCGGTAAAGTGCTGCAAGCTCAACCCTACTTGGTGCATTATGTAAATTAAATATAGTATCAGTTTTTCTATCCTTTCCCATTATTCCCGCTCCGGTATTTACATTCTGCCACGCATCATGCAAAGTTTCCATATGATCGAGCATAGTTTTCATTTCATCTTTTAATTCAAAAGCTTGTTTCGTATTTTCTACATTGTTAATACTAATCAACATACTCTTTTTATCCATCAATTTACTCCTTATATTAAAAATTTAAATTCCCGAACGTAGTATGTAGTTTATACCTGAATGCATCAGGAGCATGGTCAAATTTTTTTATTGGTTTATCAATTCCTATTAATTGCGCCTTATTATCCCATCTATAACTTTTCATTTCTTTTATTAAGTTTTTACAATCTTGACAAATTGCAGCCTGCCTACTTTTGAGCACACGTGATACTGTTCTAATCCCGTCGACAACTGAATTATCTGCATCAATTATTCCTGTAAATCCCCATCTTTGTAATTCAAGAGCGAAACTCGCTGCCGATGGGTCAATAATTATATTTACAAGAGGAACATCTCTTATTCGTTCACTTTTTAATCTTAACAATTCTTCCATTCCAAAACGATATTCAATAATAGAATCTATATTAGATGTAAAGGGAGCAACAAAGTAAACTAAATCTTTTGCATATTCAGAATCTGTTTTTTGTTTCTCCTCTTTGACAGAATTATAATAATATTCTTTTTCCGCCCACACAGAAGGTCGAATTGTCTTTGTGGTAGTGCCAACTAACAGAAATACAGTAGGATTACTCGTACCATAATCAATTGTTATATCATACCAATCAGGTATTACAGGCGCATGACTAATTACGTGAGTATCGTCGTCGAAAAAGTCATATATTGCCCCTTCTGCAACACACCATTTGTTTTCGATGTATCGTTTATACCAAAGTCCTGTATAATTGGTCGAGATATTTTGTATAAATGAATCTTCAAGAAATCCCCCGTTTGCTTTACTATTATCATGTAAATAAAAATTGAATACCTTTACGTCAACTCCTTTATCTTGTCTATCAATGTAATCCGCTTTTAGAT